TGAAGAAGCTATCGCTACGAATAAATCGTGGGCTGACCGACTATCTATTAATACTTCTACTGCTATCACCGCCGTTAAGCCTAGCGGTACTGTTAGTCAACTGGTGGATTCTGCTAGCGGTATACATCCACGATACGCACAGCAGTACATCAGACGAGTACGAGCAGATGCAAGAGACCCACTGTGCACAGTCCTTGAGGCCGCAGGAGTCCCCGTAGAGGACGATGTAATGTCACCTAGTACCAAGGTATTTAGCTTCCCTATAAAGTCTCCTGACGGGGCTGTGACGGCCTCTGAGATGGGTGCAATGGAGCAGTTAGAACTGTGGGAGATTTATCAGGACTTTTGGTGTGAACACAAACCATCAATGACCTGTTACTATCGTGATGATGAGTTCTTAGAAGTAGGTCAGTGGTTGTACAACAAGTTCGATAAGATAAGCGGTGTTAGTTTTCTGCCTTATTCCGAACACACGTACCAACAGGCTCCTTACGAACCTATCGACGTAGAGACCTATGAGAAGCTGAAGGAGGAATTCCCAGAGACGATTGATTGGAACATCTCTGAGAACTCTGACATGACGGAAGGGTCTCAGCAGTTAGCCTGCACGGGTAATAACTGTGAGTTGTAACTTATGGGGCTTCGGCCCCTTTTTTATTTCTCAAACAACCCTTTCTTTTTAGGTTTAGCTGCTTTAGTAGGTAGTCTAATACCATACCTATCTTTCTTATCAGACCTTAAATAGTTTTCTACAGTCGTGCTGATAACTTTAACATCGTTTATTGTCTGCTGTTCTTCTTTGGACAGCTTAGAAACATCGCCACCAACAAGATAATATTTGTCCATAGCATCTAAATATTTACTATGGCTTCTGTCGTCTTCAAACGACTGCTTAAATTCTCTTAGCTTATCTTTGTTTAAAGACATTAACTTAAGAGGACCGCCTTTTTCTTGGAGCATGTCTTCTATAACAGGCAATGCAATGACAGATCCTTTGTGAAAAAGCTCATGAGCAAACGTATCGCTTTCTCCTATTCTATCTGCCACGCCTCTCTGCTCAACAACATGCTGAGGCGTATAGTAAAGTATATCTTTCTCTCCCTTATACGGTGTTACCGTGCTACTTTTATTTGAAGTAAGCATGCCTCCTATCTGTTCTCTATCAGCAGCAAACTCTTCTCCTTCTGGAAGGTAAGCACCATAAACAGTACGGCCTCTTGCACGAGCAGGTTTTTTAAACATACGAAAGTCAGTGTCTTGATTACTAAGACCAAGACCCATCATAAAACCTAAAGGAGTTCCGGGTTGCCCTTCTGTTGGTAAACGATTAACCATGTCAATAACAAACTCATCTGACAAAGCTTGTTCTGCTTGTCCTTTAGTACGAGAAGCTGTTACTACTACTTCTTCTTGAGGAAACTGTGTTCGTTTAATACGTGCTGCTTCAAAGTCCATTACCTACCCTCCATTAATACAGCACGTAACTCTTCACCGCCCGGAAAACTTTTCAACGTCTCATACTTTGTATCTTTTCCTGTTACAACGTCTGCAATATCTTCAGCTAAATTACCAACAAGTCCACTAGGAGGTGCTAAAGATTCAATGGTATGATCAACAGGAGAATCTAAAAACTTTTTAGTAGAATACTGATCACCTAACCGACCATAAGTAGCTACTTGTATAGGCTGGCTGGCTGCTTTTATCACAATGTCTTCGATAGTAGGTTCTTTGTCCTCATTACCCAGAATCCATTGAGGTATTCCTCTTAGGGTATCAATAATGCCATAGCCAAGACCTGCATACGCCATGTAACGTGCTGAAAAATTACCAGCAGCTTTGTAATTTCCTTTGGCTATGTTGTCGATAATTCCTTGCTTCAGTAACTCACCCTGCATAATCGCAAACCCCGACAATGCATACAAAGGGCGGACAAGATTTGCGTAAGGTTTGTTTAAGTAATACAGAGGACGACCTGCAGCAGAGATAAGTTGTTGTTCACCCAGTCGTGTAAACATACCTCTTAGTATTATCTGCTTAACTTGTTCAGGCATGTCGTTTACATTAGTGCCTTTTACTAAATGAGGTCTTATTAAGGCACGTTCTCTCGCAGAAAAATAAACAGAAAAATCATCTTTAAATTTTTGTGCATTAGTCGCAGAGTCTCTCATAGCATTCAATGCAGAACGAAGAGTAATACCTTTGCCTTTCCTATCCGATAGTCTAAAGGCAGACCACTTAAAGCCAATGTCTTGATATTTATCTGCGGCCTTTTCATAAAAAGCTTTTTCTAAACCTTCGTCAAAACCTGCTTGAAACTCTCCTATATTTTTATTAGTACCACCTATGCCAAAGTCTTCAATCCTCATTCCTTCTCTATTAAGAATAGCTCTTAACGTAGGCTTGACACCGCTCTTTACCATTGATATAGTAGAGTCGTGTAGGTTAAGGAAAGCAGAATCAAACTGACCTAACGTACCGCCATAAGCTTGCTTCATCCACGCAGTAACAAAACTACCTGTAGATGTTTTTGCACCTAAGTATGTTGTGTTAGCGATCTCTGCTATACTCTTTGCTACTTTCGGCGACTGTGTCTGAGCTTCGATAGTACGTTGCATCTCTCTAAAAAAATCATTACTGTTACCGTTTAACGGTATACTAGGACGCATTCTAAAGTTCTTAGACAGTTCAATAAGCATCTGCTCGTGCGACATACGATTAATTTGCTCAAGTATAGGACTTGAATACTCGTCAAGCTCATCTAGCTTCATCTCTTGGGCTATTTTTCTGCTACGTTCTTTAGAGCCAGGATTTATAATTGTCCCTGTTTCAATAGCAGTACCTAAAGTTTCTTCGTCGTCTAAAGCAGAACGCTTAATACCTGATGCCCAGTAAACTTCGTCTTTAAGTACGTCTTCTTTGTACAGACCTCTTACACTAGATTGATGAGCTTTAGAATCTGCCACTAATTGCTTAAACAAATTATAAGCTGGTCTGCTTAGTTCGTCTGATGCATTACTAAGAAGTGTTTTTAAATTTTCAGGTTGATGATGTAAGTCAAGAAACATAGCTTTATTCATTGGATTATTACCCCAATCAATTAGCTCAGCAAGGCTGTTTTTAACTTTATCGTCAAAGTACTTGTTGTAAAGAAGTTCTTGATTACGTCCTGCTGTCTCAAAGGACGATGCAAAGATAGCGCCTACACGTGGACCAGCAAACTTAGTTACGATAGCCTGAGCAGGACGAATAGCTTTACCAAAAAAACTAACGGAAGCACTAGGATTAGTATCGTACATCCCTCGCATTGCCATCTTGTCGTATTCTATTAGCTCTTCAAACGGCTTAGGCTTTCGATAGCGTTGAGGTAAAACAACTTGCTTAACCATGTCGTCTACAACACCAGCTTGTTCTAGTTCCTGTTTAATAAAAGCACGACGTTCTGCTGATCCTTTTGCAATAGACGGAGGTGCAGGAGCCTTTACTGCCTGCTCTGTTAACGTTTCTAGTTCTTGCTCTGCCTTTTTTAAAGCAGCGGTTGCCTTAACTACTTTAGTTTCATCACCTAACTCTATTGCTTTTTGTTGTCTTTCCTCTGCCTTTTTAACACGGTTTGCTGCTTTTTCCCACTGCTCTCCTAATTTAACTTGTTGTGCCTCAAAACGAGGTAACTCTACTTTCTGCCATTGCTCAAAGTTATCAAACTGAGGACGTGCTTGTTCTACGTCAAAACGAATAGCAGCATCATCAGCAAATTGCTTAACGCCTTCAATAGTTTCTAAATTAAAATTGCGGTCAGGATCTGCTAAATCTCTAGTTAGTCTTTCTGCAAACTCTGGTCCTTCTTTCAAAGCTGTTGCAGTTACAGGAGTTTTGGTCATGCCTAAACCAGCAATGTCTTTAATAGCAGAAGATATTTTTGCAGGGTCTCTAGCTACCTGAGCAAAACCACCGCCTAACACAGACATCTCGCCAGCAAGACGAGTAGCAAAAGCACCTACATCTTCTTCTACAAAGCGTTGATTAGGATCTAGACGGGGATCTATCATAGCCAGTGCTTCACGCCCAGTAGGTACGTCTTGGCCTGTAGCTTTCTCATAGGCATAAGTAATAGGAGAAGCAATAAGTGTAGCCAAATCAGCAACAGCACCTACACCAGCAGCAGAAGTTTGCTGTATACCTTCTGCTAAGTTTTCAAGCATAGTGTCTTCAGCGGCTTCTAACCTGTAGTCAGCCGTTGCTCTTTCTTGCTCTGCTTGTTCTAACTCTTTCTCTAAACGAATACGCTCTGGCTCTGCTCTAAGGTAGCGATAAGCATTAGCCACCTCTTCAAACTCTGCAGTTCCTTTTTTGTCTTCGTTTTCGATGAGCCAGCTTGCGTACGCTTGAACTCTATCGACCATACTAAACTCCTACTATGCTGTCGGCTATAGTTAAGTCTGTCGTTTCTTTTTCTTCAACAGGCTCTGGAACCTCAGTAGGCGTAACAACACTAAGATCAGTACCTAATACTTCCTCTAAAGACAAAGCCTCTAAATCATTAGCAACACGAGCGGCGTTGACTGCATTTAATGCATCTCGTTGCATAGCCAACCGTGCTAACTCTATTGCTCTTATATTAAGCTCTTCTTCGCTAGGACCACCAAATATCCCAAAACTACGTCCTAACTCTTTTTCTGCTGCAGGAACATATTGCTCCCATACATTTTGAGGAGGAGTTTTAGTAGCTATCTTTGCTAAACTATCCCTAAGTTTAGCCATTCGTATTCTTTCTCTTGCTTTTAATGCTTCAGCATCTGTGACTTCAGCAAAAAAAGCTTTATTAATTGCTTGGTATTCTGCATCATGTTGCTTTCTACCTGCAGGTGTCCACGTTTCTTTCTTAGCGAAATCAGGGTACTGTGCCTTAAGACGTGCTATTCTATCTTTTAATACTTGTTTAATAGCAGGCTCTAACTTAGAACTATCTATTTGAGTTTCTAACTCACCAACAGGATTTGTTGTCGAAAGATAAGTTTTTTTCTCAGCCCTACTTTCTAAAAGTTCTTGATGCCTCATCTCTCTGTTAGCAGATTCTATAGTTGTTTGATCTATAGCTTCTATAGATGCGTAAAGCTCATCGCTTGTATCTTGTACATTCTTTTTAAACTGTTCAATGACACCTTCACCTACTTGATCTTTTCTAGATAACAGTCCCCTGTAAGCAGTTGCTATAGCCCTGCTTTGATCTCTTAACTGCCTTTCATTAGCAGCGTCCTGTACTGCTGCTGTTTGAAGCTGTCTAAGTTCTTCTGCATCTGTACGACCAACAATACCTTTAGGGTCTATATTGTACTGACCTGCTATAGTAGCCATTGATTTTTCATAGTTTCTTTGAAGAGTTGGATCATCTGAAGAAGCTCTAGCGGCTTCTAGCATGTTAATAGATCTCTGTGCCTTTTCTTTCATGAAAGAATCTTTAGCAGCTTGAGCCTTTTGTATTTCTGCAGGTGTTCTTGCAACAGCAATTCCGTAATCTAGACGCTGAAGGGGATCCATCTGTCTATAAGCTTGCATTTGTTGCTGTTGTCTAAGCTCGTTAGGAAGCTGTCCTGCTTTCTGTGCGGCAGTAAACAATCCTTCTTGATAAGTAGGCTGTAAAAGTCCTTGCAGGAATGCCTGTGAAAACTTAGCCATTAGCTGCCCCTCCAAAACCGGGAATAAGAGAAGATATATCAACATTATAAGTTGGTGCCTTAGGAGTCAAAGCACCTGACAACAATCCAGTACCTGTTTGACCTAACAAGTTAGCTCTTGCTTGCTCTGCAATAAGCTGTGCTTCAAGACCAGACATAGTCGCTTCACCAAACAACCCAGCACCTTGCAACTGAGCTTGCTGCTGCAACGCTGCCAACTGTTGTGCAGGTTGAGTAGCTGCCATAAGTTGTTGTTGTGGTATGTATCCTGAGCCAAGGAACTGCTGTCCTAGTGCTGCTTGTTGCATTTGCTCTGCTTGTGCTTGTTGCATAGCCGCTAACATGGCTCTGTTACGTGCCTCACCTATTGCAGTTTCCTGCGCCAACAACTCAGGCGTAGCACCGCCGTACGCTGCAGAACTTAAACCAAGACGACCCTGCGCAGCCATCCGCTCTTCTGTAGCAAGGCGTTGACGTTGCTCTTCAGGACGCTGTGTCCTTCGCATACGTTCAAAGATAGCTTGTTCGCGATCTACTGTAGGCTGTACCGCTTGACCAAAGAAACCGCCAGCACCCCCTAACAGCTGGTTTTGCAAAGCAATCTCTTGAGGCGACAATCCCATAGTAGTCTCAATAGCACCTTCAGGAGTAACTTGCGTTCCCATACCAGCACCAGTAGCAGTAGTCACAGTAAACGGTCTAAACTGTGTTTGCTCCATTTGCTGTGCAGCAAGTTCTTCAGCACCTGTTCTAGCTTGCCGTCCTATGTCGCTAAGACGACCATAAGCCTCTCCTGTCAGCAGTCCACCGACAACGCCGGGAAGTAAAACTTTAGGATCAGATAAAAAGGTACCTAGATCCTCTAAAAAATCCCACATTATAAAATCCTCTTATAACAATTTACCGATCAAAGCCATTACGTTAATTTCTTGTAGTGACAAAGCAAAACCGTCTATCTCTGACTCTAGTCCTACCTGCACACTTGTTCCGTACCCTGTTGTATTAAGTGACCTTGCATTGGTCAACTGTCCTGCTGTAAACTCTACGGTGGTGTACTCGCTTTCACCATAAAACCCAGTTATCTGGTTACCTACTGTAAACTCTGCAGTAGCATACGTTGTTTTAAAATCGTAAGCCCACTTAAGAAATACTGTTGCGTTGTTTGCACCAACCAATGTCGGCTTCAACTTCTTTAAAATCTTAATTCTAGAGCTATCGCCAAACGTTAAGCTTGGGCTATAGTACTTAAAACGATAACCATTACCGTTGTCGCTGTAGCCGGTGTACGTGCTAATACCGTTGTCAGTACCAATGTATAACGTGCCGTTGTCTAAGCGTGTAAATGACGTAAACTTAGTAGACGGCCATCGAGTAACACGGTATGATCCGTTTTCTAAAGTACTTCGTACATCAAAACAATACGTTACGTCTTGTCCTGTAAAGGTTAGCAGGTAGAAGCCTTCCTCAGGACTGTACACAGACCTAAAGAACTCAGTCTCGTTCTGCAACGCAGCAATAATGTCCTTGGTAATGTTACCGGACAGACTGCTAATTGGTAGAGACTTTTCTTGTATTGTTCTACCAAAGCTCTTAAGTCCGGTGTGAGACAAGAACAACACGTCTGTACCCGTATACTGCACAGTGTCTCTATCAACACAACCAACACCCGCTACAGTATCTGCCAATGCCATTGTTGCTGGTGCTTCTGCTCCTTGATACGCAACAATACTGTGCTTACCAAAAATAATAAGCAATCCATTGTGTGCTGCTAACGCTACAATCTCGTCATACCCATCAGGCCACACCTTAGATATGTCTATTTTACCGCTGGTGCCTCCGGACCAGTCATGGCCGATCAAAAGGTCAGACCAGTAAACAGTAGACTTGTCTCCAGTAACGTCTGCTGTCCAGAGCCTTCCATAAGCCGCTAGGACTTCGTTACCGTACATAGCACTAGTAACACCAGCTGCACCAGAAACGCTGCTGAGCGTGATTACAGAGCCTCCTGCGCTGTCATACACAAGAGGTTGAAACCCACGTTGAAAGAAGTAGATCTTGTCGTTAAAATCTACAAGCTTCCAGTTGTTTGCAGTAATGCTGTATCCACCGGGAGTCTCGTCAACCAGTGTAGTAGTACCACTAATGATTTTGTTATTACCTACAGAAAATATCTTAGTGTTACCAGCGTTGTCCTTAAATTCTTTAATAGATCGTAACGAGTCAGTACCAAGGACAGTCTTGTTTGTTGTTACAACAGTGTGGCCCTTACGTGCAGCAATACGACCACGTTTGTCAATCACAGCGTTGTCTGCAATTTCTGCAAACGACGGGTCTTGAGCCAACGGCGAGTCTTCGGTGTTAACACCTTTAAACGCCGGAGCTACAAGATTGATACTTTGCAGTTGTTGAGCCATATTAAATAGTCCTAAATACCATCTCTTCAGGGTGTTTTACTGCGTCTATAGCAATAGCGTCAGACAAAAACTTATCAGCAATAGCAAAATATTCAGCAGTAGATGTACCGCCTGTTTCGCCACGTTCACGGGCTAACAAAGCCACAGCCAAGTGTACAACAGGCATTGAAGGCACTAGCAGGGAATCCGTGTTACTGCTTAAATCAGCTTGTCTTTTAATCACGTCAAACCGCAAACTGTACACACCGTCAGGAGTTGGTCCTACTAGTACCTGCGTATCACCACTAGCATCAAGTCCGTTGTAGGTGTAGTACCGTGGTTCACCTTCTGCTGCACTGCTAATGTATAGTTGTTCGTTAAACCAATCTTTTGTTTGGTAGTCCATGAACAAGTTACTCGTGTCGTTAAGAACACACATAACCTTTACATTGTCACCGCCGCCTGTTAATGAGTAGGTATTGTCCGATGCAGTAGTAGGAATAGTAATTGTCTCACGTAAAGCAGACCAGTCAGTTGCTTCTTCTACCAACTTCTTCGCATCATTAATAAAATCACCTACCATTTTTACGTAGGTAGTGCTGGTGACTGACGTGGTCTCTTCTTCACGCAATCGACGCAATACGTTGTTCATTAAGTTAAGGTACGTCATACCAGCATTCCTCGTGTACGCCTAATTAATTTTTGACCTTCTTCGTTATAATCTAATGCAGGAGTTTTAATAGCTAAAGGAACTATTTCCGTTCTTCTAGGCGTTAATCCTTTCATGAACTCTTGGAAAGGTACTGGCTCTGGTGTACCCGCACCACCTAAAGCAGAAAAACCAGCACCCATTGCAGTCAACAAACCAATATTTCCACTTGTAATTTGCTCTTGCAGTGCTTGTTGCTCTTCACCGTACACTCTTTCAAACTCAGCTTGACGTGTCAGTATTTCTTCACGTTCTTCTTCTGCCAAGCCTAACCGTGTAGTAACACTGTCTCTAAACTGACCAAACGCTTCAGCCTGACTAATCTGACCCTGTTGTAGACCAAGCAGGTTTACATTAAATTCTTCCTGCAGATCAGCAAGAGACAAACCTAGTTCAGCAAACCGTTGTTGACTGTCTGCACTAAGAGCTTCTACCTGACCACCAACACTGATTATCTCTTGAGCTAGTGCTAAACGATCTTGCTGTGCTTGACCAAACTGCTCTGTTGTGTACTGCTGGTAAGCATCAAATGCTTCTTGTTGTGTTATCTGCCCTTGACGTAACGCTTCAATGTTTACGTTAGTACCAGCAAACAGTTCCTCTATACTTTGGTCCTGCTGTTGGAACCGTAGCATCATGTCGTCACTAAGCTGAGTTACGTCACCACCAACAGCTATGATTGCTTGTTGTAGCTCCTGACGCTCTTCCTGTGCCGTAGTAAACTGTTGGCCTATAGATGTACGCAGTTGATCTAGTGCTTCTTGTTGCGTTATTTGTCCTGCTTGTAGTGCTTCAATGTCAACACCTACGCCAGCAAACAGATCAGAAATAGTACCGCCAAAGTCTGCAAACATTTGTTGCATGTCAGCGCTTAGCTGTGTAATGTCACCGTTAGCCGCA